GCACCATCGAGGCCATCGACTTCATCGAGTCGGTGATCAGCGATGCGCCGCACATGGTCCCGGCATACCTGCAAGGCCAGGCGCTCAAGTACATGATCCGCATGTGGGCCAAGGGCAACGCCCTGCAAGATGCCCGCAAGGCGGAGTGGTATCTGAACCGACTTATCGCCAAACTGGAGCAATGTTCTACCTCCCAGGACTGACACTGATCGAGCGGTTGGCACTGCGGATCCTGTGCCGCAGCCCACGCACCAGCTTGGTGGTGGTAAAGGAGCGCGACTTCCCGGCGGTGTTTGTCGCCGCTGATCCGAGCGATGCCACGGCAGGCTTTGTCACCGATGGCCAGGCAGAGCCGGCGTCGATGCAGCTGGAGCGGATCTTCCACCAGCCGGCATACGGCGAGGAAGAATGATCAGCCTGTACGCCGGCCGACTGTTGCTGGTGTGCAGCCGAGCTGATCGAACCTGGCACGCGCGTGTGGTGCTCGGTCCACGGGCTGAGCACCAGCTGGAGGCTGACACCGGCGCCATCCAACTGCAGGAAGCGCTGCTGCGGGCGCAGTCGATCTTCAGGGCAGCGGTTACAAAGCTGCGGCCAGAAGCCAACAAGATGTGCTGGGACTGCCTGCAGTGGGACATGCGCCATCAGCGGTGCGTGTTGTGCCTGCCAGAGGCAAAGCGCAGTGGCGGGCGATACGCTCCGCGCTGCGAAATGTTTGAGCCAGCGATCCGCTCGGCAGACTGAGATCGGCCGCTGTGGTGCCGTGTCGAAGCGCGAGTGGAACACGCCTGTGCGTGAGCCGTGGAACGTGCTGATCCACCAGGCGCTGCAGGCCATCGACCGCCACAACATGCTGTGGATCCGCTCCGGCGACCGTTGGCACCTCCAGCAGGCCCAGGTGCTGCGCGAGTATGTGGGTGGGCTCAAGACCTGGATCCACCAGCAGGAGGGGCGGTGATGTTCGGACCTGAAGTGATCAGCCGCACCGACCGCGATGGCGGCTACATCGAGGTGCTGCTGCCGGCCGAGAAGGGTGAGGTGTATTACCGCAGCTGCGTGGGTGGCGTGTGCCGGTACAGCTCGGATCTGTTCCAGGCTGAGATTTACCTGAACCAGATGCTCAAGCCATGAGGGTGCCGCCGGTGGTCGTGTTCGGGCTGACCTGGTTAGGCGGCATGTTGCTCGCCACCATCTGGCTCACCGAGATCCGCTGAACCAGCGTTGAGCCACTGGGCAATCGCCCACTCGCGGCTGGCGGACCAGAACGGCTGCTGGCGGTACCAGTCCACCCATGGCTTGTGGCCCTTCTGGCTGTTGCACATCAGGCAGCAGCTGACCAGGTTCTCGCGGACGGTCAGGCCGCCGTGGACCTTCGGGATGACGTGATCGAGCGTGGGACTGCGGCCCAGCGGATCTCCGCAGTATCCGCACTCATAATTGAAGGCCAGGTGAATCTGGTCACGAGCTGAGCGCCGGGTGACCAGGCGCGTCTCGTCAATGTGGTGTTGATCCACTGAGATCCGGCGGCAGGGGGACTGCGGTCACCTCGATGTCGAGGATGTCTTCATCGGAGGGGATGAACTCGGCCAGGTGGGCGTAGATGTCAGCTGGCAGGTCGTCGGGGTCGGTGTCGGATCGGATGATGAGCTTGGCGGAGATCTCCAGGTAGAACGCCCGCATGGGCTGGCCGCCGCTGGTTGCACGGTAGCGGCCGCGACCAGATCAGGCTGTGTGACGGATTGTGAACGGACCCGGCAGCAGGGGCAGGGTGCGCTGTGTGCGGTGTATAGTTCTCAAGTCAACGCCACTCCACCCATGGCCACCGCCCAGCACATCTACGAAACCCATCAGGACTCCACTCCTGCAAGCCTGAAGCGCGACATTGAGGCGTTTAAGCGGGAGTGCCGGCCTGCAGGCCGCGGCCGTCCATCTCGCAACGGCGCTCGGTACTTTCACCTCAACAACCGCACTGTTGGCTCTAACGGCTACACCGTTGGGTGCACCATTGGTGAGTCCTGCATCGGTGCTGGGGGCTGGGGGATGACGGTTCGCCTGACGCTTAACGGCAAACAGTCAAGCCTGGCTGCAATTCTCAAGGCGCTAGCCGCCTGACCTTCACCGGGCCGCTTCGGCGGCCCTCTATCCTTCCCACCATGCAATACGCCCTCCGCATCGGTCCCTGGCACGTCGGGCCTTTCACCACCCACATCGCCGCGCAGCACTTCGCGGAGACACACGGGTGCGATGACTACACCCTCATCCCGGTCGATGATCCTGCCGAGGCACCTGGTCGCATCAACCGGCTGCGCATGGCCCCGCTGAAGCATCCGATGGACCGCCAATAAAAAGCCCGACGCCATGCATCGCCGGGCCGAGACTCTCCACGGGCTCAGGTTAGCCCTTGCTGCCGGTTACGCCCAGGTCTGCGTTGTACCGGCCGGTGGCGGCGTAGGTGCGCTCCGGCAGCCCGGCCATGCTGTGGAAGATCATCTGGCCGATCCGCATGTTGGGGTAGAGCGGGATCGGGTGCATCCGGCGGGCGTTGCTCAGCTCCAGCGTCAGGCGTGAGCCGTACCAGCCACAGTCCGCGAAGCCGGCGTGGCTGTGCTCGTAGCCTTCCCTGGCGCGGCTGGACTTCAGGTAGAACAGCCCGCACACGTGATCGGGCATCGAGAAGATCTGGCGGGTCTCGGCCAGGCAGAACTCACCAGGCTGAAGCAGGTAGGGATCGTCAGCGGTGTGGCCGCCGATGCCGATGATCTGCAGCTCCGGGCGCTCCGGCACCTCGATCATGATGCGGTCGCCCAGGGTGAGGTCCAGGCTGGCGGGGTTCAGCAGCTCGGGGTCAAACGGCACCACCATGGCGTGCTGCTCGCACAGGCGGCGGATTTCATGGTCAGGGAGGATCACTCGGGCTCAGTACGGCCACCGGAGCCTAGGCGCGCCTCTGCGGATGCCAAGGTGGACGAAGCCACGCTGGGCACCGTACCCCAGGGAGTAAGGCCACTCCTTGTCGCACCAGGCTTGCACCGCGTTGATGTCGGCGCCATCGACGAAGAAGTCCACGGCACCTTCACCAGGCACTGCGTAGAGGTGCTCACTGCCCGAGGCACCGCCCACCAACTTGTTGATGGCTGCGGGCCGGTAGCCCGAGGTGATCACCACCGGCTTGCCGCCGAACTGGCCGCGCACACGCTCTAGGAACTGCGCCAGGCGGATCGCCGTGTCGCACTGGTGCTGGTGATCGAAACGCCGTGCCTCCTGGTTCAGCGCGAACTCGCCGTAGCTGACGTGCGGGGTGAGCTTGTGGCTGAAGGGCGACTCGGGTGTGAACATGGCGGACACCGGCCCGGTGGTCTGTTTCTCACGGCCCCACACGTCGCCTTCTGCGATGCGCCGGCGCTTCAGGCCAGCCTCCACGTTGCTGCCTGGGTTGCGATACAGCAGCAGGGCATCTGGCACGCCGGCCCAGTCCTTCTCTCGCAGCCGTTTGCTGATGGTCTCGAACCCTTTGGAGCCGTAGAAGCCAGAGCCGAGGTTGTAGGCGAAGCTGATCAGCGCGCACTTCTGCTGGTCCGCCATCTCACCCCAGTAGGGCACGGTGACGCGGAGTTTCTCAGCGATGCGGTCCACCTCCAGGCGGAGCAACATGTCAGCCTCGACCATGTTGATGCGGTCGCCCTTCTTGACCGGCTTGCCGTCGCTGTAGCGGGTGGAGCCCCAGCCAATCGTCCAGGGTGCGCCACCGGAGAGCGGGTCAGGGTAAGCGTCCTGGTGGCAACCCTCGAAGTCGCGGATCAGCTTCAGGGCCGCGGTGAGGTCAACCTGCTTGCCATCCTGGCTCCAGGTCTTGAACCATGCCCGGTCGCGGCGCAGCGCAGCCTGGTAGCCATTAATAGCCAGGTCCTGCTCCAGTTGACCGATGGCTGCAGCCTGGTGCGGCAGCCCCTTGTAGAACCGGAACAGCTGCTCCAGGGTGATCGGCGCGGCGTTCGCCATCTCAGCGGCGCTTGGGAAAGGCGAGGCGTGCGGCCTGCAGGAGCAGCTGAATCCAGCTGTTGGACTTCAGCGGGCTGATGGCGATCAGCTCAGAGCCGGCAGCGATGACGATGGCGATGACGGCGGCGGTTTCTGGCGACACGGCATCCATGTGCAAGTGCTCCAAGGTTAGGGGCGCATTTCAAGGGCGCGCACACGCTGGTCTAGTTCAGCCAGCTGCGAGCGGGCGTCGGTCTTCAACTCATCGACGGATTTAGCCATCTGCACGATGGTGGCCTCGATCCGTGCGGACTGCACCTGCATCGAGATCAGCAGCGCCCCGATGGCGACCATGCCAGCAGCCAGTGCAGCGGGGAGAGAGGCCGCGAACAAGCCGCTAATGGTTTTCGGGTCGTCCGCCATCGTGGCGCTCGGGCTCGATTACATGGTAACGATCGAACGGATCAGGCATCCCGGCGAGGATGGCAAGGGCCCGGCGGTAGTAGTGGTTATCGGTCTTCCCCGCTGCTTCCAGGTGATCGCGGATGCGTCGCCAGTTTGCGCGAGTTTCCTGGTCCACTACCGGCCCTGCCCTCGCAGGGGCTTGCGGCCGCGGCGCCGGGGTCGGCTTTGCTGGCCGTACCCCTGGCGCGTGGTCTTGGGCGGAC